AATATAAATTGCTTTCCTGTGCAGAATGAAGGGGCGGTAAATGACACCCACTGAGAAGGCAATAGCCCAGATTGAAGCGCATGAGCGTGAGTGTGCGGTACGTTACGAAGCTATCGAAAAGCGTCTACAATCGGGTGAAAAGCGGTTTGACCGGCTTGAAATGATGATTTGGGGGGTCTACGTCACAGTCGTTGTAGCTGTAGCTTTACCGCAATTTATGTGAGGTAAGTCCTATGGTGATCGAATCTGTTGCAGCGGCTGGGTTGCTGCTAAACCAAATTAACCAAGTAATTCAACAGGTTAACGAAACAGGTTCGGGCGTGCAGCAGGCGATGGGGCTGATCTCCGACTTCGGAGAAGCCCTGAATACGTTTGAAGTAGACCGTAAAAACTCTACGTTCAAGGCTCTTAGCCAAAATGACATCCTCAAAATACAAATGCTTCGTAGGCAGTATGAGAGGCATTGGCAAAGCGTAAATGACTTGCTTTTGGTTGCCGACCCGAAGCTCTTGGACGATTTCAAAAGGGCCAAAAAAGAACAGGAAGAAGCACGACAGAGGCACTTAGCGATGTTAGCTCGAAAGAAAAAAGAGCGTGCTATTCTTATCAGCCAGATTTTAGTAGGAGGAACGACGCTCCTGATTGGGGGGTCAATAGCGGTTGGAACCATTTTTATCGTTATTAAGATATTCGGATGATGGCCTTCTTGTTAGTCGTTGTCATTAACGGCGAGCCAATACCCGATCAATTCTACTTTCGAGACATTACACGGTGTAACACGTTTGCGTATTACATCTCGACGGGTAAAACTAAGATCAACAACCGTTACCAGATGCAGGAGAATGTGACGGCATATTGCATCCCGAAGCGGGTGCCAGCTAACACAAAAACATGGGACTGAAATGGCAGCAAAACGCTTAGAAGACGGCAGTGAGTACGCCGAATACGATGCGGATGGTGATGGCATCGTTACTGACGAAGAGTTGCAAACAAGCAGAGAGTTGCAGGAGCTACGCTTGCGGCATGAACGGGCAGATGCTCAACGTGCTATGAGTTGGTTTGCGCTATGGGGCATGTTGCTATATCCAAGCCTTGTGGTTGTCAGTGAGTTCTTTGGGATGAATCAAGCTGCATCTATTTTGGGCGATATGGCTGCGGTCTACTTTGTGTCCGTTGCAGGTATACTGGCTGCGTTTTTTGGCGCACAAGCATGGTCAAATAGGAAATAAATTATGAGTATTGTTGCATCACTCGTTGGGCCGGTCACTGGACTACTGGACAAGTTCATAGAAGACAAGGATCAGAAGAACGCCTTAGCCCATGAAATAGCGACGATGAGTGAAAAACACTCGCATGAGGCGCTCAAAGGCCAGCTTGAAATCAACAAGATGGAAGCGGCACACAAGAGTTTGTTTGTAGCTGGGTGGCGACCTGCCATCGGTTGGATTTGTGCGGTAGGGCTGTTGTACAACACCATCATCGCTAATGTCCTTGGTATCTGGATGGATGTGCCAGAGGTAGATACAACACTTCTTGTGCCTGTTATGATGGGGATGTTGGGTCTCGGCGCTATGAGAAGCTACGAGAAGGTCAATCAGGTAGCGCGGGAGAAGTAATGACTCAGCTAATAGACATGCTGAAGCTACACGAAGGTGTACGATCTAAGGTATATGTGTGTAGTGCAGGCTACGAAACGATAGGTGTGGGCAGAAATATCTCAGAGTCTGGCCTTGGGTTGTCTGATGATGAAATCGAATATTTGTTGTCGAACGACATAGCGCGAGTAAAAAGCGAGCTTGCAGACACATACTTTTGGTTCAACGGCATCAACGAAGCGCGTCAGGATGCAATGATTGATATGTGTTTCAACCTCGGTCTGACCAGATTGCGCGGCTTTGTGAAGGCTCTTGAGGCTATGTCGCGTGAACAGTTTGACATAGCTGCTGATGAGTTTATGGATAGCAAATGGGCTTCTCAGGTAGGCAACCGTGCTGTTAGAGTAACCGAGATGATCCGTACAGGTGTGTATCAGTAATGCCTTTGCAGAAATTTATCTTTAATCCTGGAATTAATAAAGAGGGTACTGATTATAGTGCCGAAGGCGGCTGGTTCGATGCGAACTTAGTTCGGTTTCGTCAAGGATTACCTGAAAAGATAGGAGGCTGGGTAAAATACCTCACATCGTCTTTTACGGGAACAGGTAGAAAGTTACACGGCTGGGTTACGTTAAACGGTACTAAAGCCTTGGGGATTGGTACAACATTTAAATTGTATTGGCAGGAAGGTGCTGATTATAACGATATCACCCCTATTCGAGAAACTACTGCTGCAGGAGACGTTACATTTTCTGCTTCTAACGGCTCTTCTACTATTACGATTACTGATACAAGCAACGGAGTCAATTTAAACGATTTTGTTACATTTTCTGGAGCAGCGTCGTTAGGCGGGAATATTACAGCAAATGTTTTAAATCAAGAATATCAGGTTGCTTCGGTAGTAACTACTAATTCTTATACGATAGAAGCTAAAGATACTTCTGGAGCGACCGTAACGGCGAATGCTTCTGATACTGGTAACGGCGGATCGTCTACAGTAGGTGAGTACCAGATCAATGTTGGCTTAGACGTTTTCGTATCCGGTTCTGGTTACGGTGTTGGAACATGGGGTAGTGGAGGTTGGGGTTCATCTAGCTCGTTAAGTGCTAATAATCAGCTACGTTTATGGTCACTAGATAACTTTGGTGAAGATTTAATCGCTAATGTGCGGGCAGGCGGTGTTTACTACTGGGATTTCTCTACCGCCAGTCAGCGAGCTAAAGCCCTTAAAGATATTTCAGGCGCAAATTTTGCTCCTACTGTCGGGTTACAGGTTTTAGTTTCTGATATTGATAGACATGTTATCGTTTTAGGAGCAGATCCAATAGAAGGCGGTAGCAGGTCTGAAGAATTAGATCCGTTACTTATTGCATTTTCAGACCAAGAAAATCCGTTAGATTGGGAACCACGTTCTACGAATACTGCGGGTTCATTACGATGTTCAGCAGGGTCAGAGATTATTGGCGGTTTAAGAGCTAGACAAGAAACTCTTATTTGGACAGATGTTGCGCTATATAGCTTACAGTTTATTGGGCCTCCAAACACATTCGGCCTTACTCTTATTAACGAAGGAGTAAGTTTGATTGGGCCTAATGCAGCTTTAAACTCTCCTAGCGGAGTGTTTTGGATGGATAAAAAAGGATTTTATACATACAACGGGGCTGTACAACCTTTACCTTGTAGCGTCCATTCTTATGTATTTGACAATTTAAACATAAGTCAGGCGTTCCAAGTATTTGGTTTCGTAAATAAACAGTTTGATGAAGTTGGTTGGTTTTATTGCACTGGAACTAGCACAGAACCAGATAGTTATGTTACTTATAATTATGTTGAACAATCGTGGGCTATTGGTCAGCTTTCCCGTACTGCATGGCTAGATGAAGGTATTGAGTCGTTTCCTCGCGCTACGGGTAAATATAGTTCTACTTCTTATGTATATTCCCATGAATCAGGAAACGATGATGACGGTGTTCCTATGGATAACGTCTTTATTGAAAGCGCCGATTTCGATATTGGGGAAGGAGACCAATTCCAATTTATTCGTAGATGTATACCAGACGTTAAATTTACAGGTGATTCCGGTAGTACGCAGGCGATTAACTTCGTGTTGAAGGCCCGTAATTATCCTGGAGAGTCCCTTACGACGGATATAACGTCTTCCTTTACCGGAAGTACGACTAAGATAGATACCCGCGCTAGGGGCCGACAGGCGGCGGTACGCTTCGAATCTGACGATGACGGGGAAGAAGGTGCAAGATTAGGAGTTGGGTTTGTTATTGGAGCTACTCGTTTAGAAATACAGCCTAACGGTAGGCGGTAATGGCTAGAATCCTTAACGGAAGACTGCCTGTTGTTAACCAAGAGTCGGTTGATAGCGGGTCGTTTAATAGAGCTATGAGGGTGTTGGAACTTGGTTTAGGGTCGTTTGATCCTACAGCAACTCCTCAGTACACCAGCTCTAACAGAGACGAGTTAAGTTTTGCGGTAGGCGATATTATTTGGAATACTACAGAAGAAGTTCTTCAAGTATATTTGGGTAATTCTTGGCAAAATATATCGACGCCGAGTACTTCTGGATTGAGTGCAACAGGGAGCGTTGGTACAGTTCAGGTCGTTACGAACGGTAACATCGTAGTAGCCTTATAGTTATGGCAAAGCCTAAGAAAAAACCTAAAGTCCCTGCGAAGTATCTAGCTGGTCTTTCTACTGAAGAAAAGAAGAAGCGTAAAAAAGAGATAGCTAGGAATAAAAAGAAGGCGATGGATGATCCATCTGCTTACAAATTTTCTACTGATAAGAAAAAAGGTAAGCGTAGGAAAACGATAGAGTCTAAATATACTCGCAGGTTTAAACAGAGGTTCGGCACAAAGTCATGAGTCTTTCCGATAAAACGAAAAAGGCACTGTCTAATAAAGCGGAAGCTGCTCGTAAAAAAGGTAAAAAAGTAACCGCTGGTCAACTTGCTCGTGTATATAAACGAGGGTTAGCTGCGTATAAAACAGGGCACCGCCCTGGAACTTCACAACACCAATGGGCGATGGCCCGTGTAAACTCTGTGCTTACTGGCGGTAAAGCAGCTACAGTTGATAAAGATATTATGAAAGGCTCTAAAGCTAAAAAGAAACCAGCTAAGAAGAAAACTTCATGAGTAGGATATTCGACGAAGATCAAACGAGTTCATTAGTTAGTTCTATGATGAACCCTGAATCTAACGCCACTAAATTTGTAGAGCAAGGCGAAGATATTGGAATGCCTCGCGACGTTACGATGGATATCCTTAACCGTTACGCAACGTATGGCGCGAATACGGGAATCGGGAATCTTGGTGGGGAGCGATTAGTTAATGCTCTTAACGACGAATACCGTAAACGTGTTGATGAGCCGCTGCAAGAAATGCCTAAAGAAGCGTTTATTGGTGGGTTAGCTGAGTTTCTCGCAAATCTTGGTTCGTCGGCTATGCAAGGCGTAAGTAATGTCGGCAGTAGTATCGCAGATGCTTTTACGAGCGGTGGGGCGGAAGCGGCTAGTGGGGCAGCAGATAGTTCTGCCGCTGCGGTCGAAGCAGTAAATTCTCCTGTAACTATAAGTTCCGAAGGAGCACGAACAGCTGGAGAGGGTTTAGGAGAAGTTACTTTAGATGTTGCTGCTCCAGATTTAGCGAGCGTAGACCCAAGTCCTGATCCTACTCGCTTAGAAAAGTTCCAAAAGTATTTAGACGAAAATCCTTTAGTTGCTAAACAGCTTATGGCTTCAGGTCAAGATCTTGGTAAAATTCTTGGTGCAGCTCTTGGTGGCGGCGGTAAACGTGAAAGTAAAGTTCCTGTTCGCGCTCCGCGTCCAAGGTTTCAGCCAGGAGCTATCCGTAGCCAACGTATCGGTATGGAAGACGGGGGTAGTGTCTTAGGTCGTAAACTATTTTTAGAAGGTGGCGAAGTCGACGGGCCTGGAGGCCCAAAAGAAGATTTAGTACCGATATGGGCAAGCGATAAAGAATACGTTGTTTCACATCAAGGCGTAAAAAATATGGGCGGCGGTGATTTCGATAAAGGAATCGCGGCTCTTGATAAAATTAACTTTGGTAAATAATTATGGCTGAAAACGATCAAGCGTATAGTTATCAGGCTCCCGATAGGAATATCTATGACTTACTTATGGGAGGAGGAAGTCGTTTTGGTCTTATGCCTCAAGTTGAGGCGTATTACCGTAGCCAATTTGAAAATTTAGGTGGAGCGAATACTAATCCGTTTACTTATACTGGCGACCGTATTGCAGAATTTTCTCCTAGAGAAGAATACGCAATGCAACTTGCTGATCAAGGCATTGGCGCATACGCTCCGTATCTTTCTCGCGCTAAAGGATTAACCGAAGAAGCGTTAGCTACGATGGCAGGAGGTAGTGCAGAAGCTAAAGCTGCGTTACTTCGTGCGCAACAACAAGGTGAAGATTATACTCGTACAGGATTACAAAAAGGAACTGATTTCCTTGGTCGAAGTATAGATAAAACATCCGAAGCAGAACAAGGACTTATGGGCCGTCTTCGTCAAGCGGAAGGCGCTTTTCGTGGAGCAGAACGAGAAGGGTTAGGTTACGCTTCTGAAGCAGAACGTATCGCTCGTGAAGGTCAGGCAATAACCGATCCATTTTATCAAGAAGGTATTGCGGGAGTACGACAGGGACGCGCAGAGGAAATAAGTGGTTTAAGTGCTGCTGATCAAGCTGCCCGTCGAGGAGTATCTGCCCAGAGTCCGTATTTACAAGAAGCCTTACAACAAACTCGCGCTAGTACGGCGGGGTTCGATCCGTCTTCCGTTTCTTCATATATGGATCCTTATGAACAATCAGTTGTTCAACAAACAATAAAAGATATTCAAAAAGGTCAAGCCCAAAGCGATATTGCTAGACGAGCTAGTGAAATTGGTTCGGGAGCGTTTGGTGGTTCTCGTAGTCGATTAAGTCAACAAGAATCCGATATAGCGACGAACCGTGGAATGATGGAAGCTGTTGGGGCATTGCGTAGCCAAGGTTATCAAAGTGCGCGTGACGCTGCGATGGGGGAATTCGGTAGAGCTAGAGCGGCTGAAGCAGGTGCGGCGGGGATGACCGCTGGTTTAGGCGCACAAGCAGGAGGCGCTGAATCCGGATTAGCTCAACTTTTAGCAGGTACTGCTGGTCAACGAGGTTCAGCTTACCGTGGTTCGGGAGCTGAGATTGCTGGTTTAGGTGGCGCGATGGGCGGGAGCCGAGAACGATTAGCGGGTACTGTCGGTGCTTTAGGTTCTCAACGATCTGGTTATCGCTCAGGATTAGGTACTAACCTTAGTAATATCGGTCAAACGGGTTATGGCGCTAAAATGGGAACGGCAGGCGCTTTATCTGGAGCTGGTTCAGAACTTTACGGTATGGGTGCAGGGGCAGGTCGACAGTTTTACGATATGGGCGCAGGAGCTTCTTCTGGGTTAGCTGGATTAGCCGGTAGTTTATCTGGAGCGCAAACAGGAGCTGCTGGAGCGTACCAAGGGTTAGCTGGTGCAGAAACAGGTTTCCGTCAAGGCGATATTGGTTCTATGATGAATATCGGTGCGATGAACCGCGCTAGAAACCAAGCTGGTTTAGATTTAAATTATCAAAATTTTGTTGGGCAGTATAATATGCCTCAACAATTAATGTCAGGTTACGCAAACTTCTTAACTGGCGCTGGCCCGTTAGCTGGTGGTACGGGTTATTCAGGTACTACTCAACAAACTCCGTATACGGGATTCGGAACAACAGGTAATTATACAGGCGGTTACTATGGGATGCAGGACGGCGGTCGTGTTATACCTAAAGGTAATAAAGGATTAGCGGCGTTATCGCGAAAAGCACCTGAAGTAGTACGAAAGATGGGGTTTACCCCAGCTAAGAAAAATATGGGTGGAGCCATTAATCCTCGATTCCCAATGGCATCCCGTAAATTAGGGGTATAACGTGGCGAATAATTTCGGTTTTAATATCGGCGGCGGTAGCGGTGGGATTGCTAATTTAGTTCAAGCTCCTAAAGTTACGCCTGTACGTTCAGTTCAATTTGCACCTACGCCTCAGCGTCGTGTACAACGCGACGAAAAAGATCCTAAAAAACAAATCCTTGGTGCGTTGTTAGGCGCATCCTCGCCGTTTTTAGCTGAAGCAGGACTCGCGGGTCTTGCAAAAATCCCAGGTTTGGAAGATAAGATCTTTAAACCCGAACTCGATGTTCGAGATGAGTTTGGAATAAGTTCCCCGACTACCGGAACAACGCTTGCTACAGACCCTTATTCTGCAGAGCAAACAAAACTTCGCCAAAGAGTTGACGCCGCACTACCTTCGACTAGACTCCCTCGTCAAAAAACATTACTTGGTAAAGGTTTAAGTGAGTTACTTACTTACGCACCTGCGATAGCTATGGCAGGCGATGAAGATGACGGAAGTGTTTCTGCATATATTTCCGCTGCTCAGTCTGGTAAAAAGCTAGAAGGCGCGTTAGACGAACAGCGTCTTAAAGCCTATTTAGATAGAGAAACGAAACGTGGTGAGAAACTTACTGATATAGGTGATTTTACCCGTAAGATTTCATATAGCGCAGTATTACAAGACGATGGTACGTTTGCACCAATTAAGCGTACTGCTTTAATCTCTCCTGATAAATCTACCCGTTATGTTCTTAGTCAAGGGGACGCTGCAGTTGATTTCGTTATTGGAGAAGATGGTTCACAAGTACCTGTTCCTAAAGGGCAATACTTTATTCGTGAATCACTTACCTTAGACGATACAGATCCTGGAAAACCGGAAGACGTAAAACTATTTGACACGAATAGCAGTCAAATAGCCTATGGGACTGTGCAATATGTTCAAACCCCTTCAGGTCGAGAAGCTCGTATTTTACTTAAAGATCCTCGTAACCGTCGAGGGGATAGTAAACAAACGACAGCTGAGTCATTAAGGCAAGAGTTTGGTGATAATTGGGTTCCGTATGACCAAGAACTCGCGCAATTAGATGCACGTGAAAAAGGTGATGCGCAATTAGTTAAAAAATTCGACGCAAGGATGGATCGTGAAGTATCTACGTTTGAAGTAGCTAATATCGCGTCTACGATTATTCCTATTGCAATGGAAGCGGAAACAAAACCTGAGCTTTTAACTAACGCTGGCGCACTTCCTGGATTTTTTGACCAAGTTCGTAAAGAAATAAACTCTGTCTATAATATATTTAACGCTTCAGGAAATCCTGTTCGTAATGTAATTTACGATAGTGCTGCAGATCGCCAGTCTGCAGTTAGTATGAGTAACCTTTTATTGGCTGCAAACAACTTTAGTCAAATACAAAGTAACTCTAATGCGACACAGCCAGATATAGACGCTGCTAGAGATCAATTAGTTTCTGCATTAAAAGTTGTTCAAGCGCGAGCTAAAGAACAAGGGGCTACTGGTTCATTTATTGATATGGATTTAGGAGGAGCAGGGTTTCAAGATCTTATTGAAAAGCGAGGTCTATTAGCTGCGGGTCAATTACGGCTTGCTTACGCTGCAGCAGCAGCAGACGGCCAAACAGGTACTTCTTTATCCGATAGAGACGTTACAAACTTCCTTTCTCAGTTAGGTTTTGGCGATACTAACGCTAAACTTATCGGTAAAAAGATAACTAATTTCGTTGTTGGTCGTTTTCAAACATTTGATGAACGAGAGTTTAGAAATCTATCTAATAACGCTAGAAACCACTCGGAAATAGATGTTAGAGAAACAGACAATTATTTATCAGGTACGTTCGGAGTCAGTCGCTCTGATTTAAATGCGCTACGAGATACTGAACGCTCTCAAGAAGATAAAGAAAAGGTTGCTTCTAAAATTCAAGAGCGCATTGCAATGGTTACTCGCGGTTCAGCTGCACCTGACTTTGTATACGATAGGGAAAACCAACGTATCCGCTATGTTCCGATTTTAGAAAGATTAAAAGGCCGAGAACTTTTATATAACCGTTATATGCAAGATATTTTCCCACATTACGGGATTACTGAAGACCAGATTAATTTAGTTGGCGAAAGCGATATTGACCTTGGGTCAACTGGTCGTAGACCACGGTCTACAGTAGCGCCGTATCAACCTCGCATCCGCGTACCAAACCCCTAAGTAGACGCAAATACTATGAGCAAGAATCCAAGTATCCAAGTCTTAGACGAGTATTTGCAGACTCCGCAGTTCGATGCTTTTAAGAGAGAGCTAACTGCCGCTCCCGTTGGTGGGGAAGGTAACTTTACCATTGGTGAAATTTTCGAGAACGACTCTGTCCGTTTAAATGCTTTTTTAGAATCAGAATATTTACAACAACAAGCGGAACAAGGGGATGAACAAGCTCTTGCCCTCGTAGATAGTCAAGACATAGAAATAGCTAATGCAGTAAATACTTATTTACAGCGTTATCTACCGCTAGACGATGTAGAACAAACTCGTTTAAGTTTAGATACGCCACCGAGACCTGTTGCTTTAGGCAGAGAAGAAGGTCTACCGACAGATATAACTACGAGCTTTGGGCAACCACCTTCAGACTATGGTCGTTTAACTGAAAATGTATTGACTAGCGAAGAAGATCGTCAAAATTTAGTGTCATTAGGTGTAGACCCAGATGTAATCTATCAAGGCGACCAGAACTTTTACGAAAAATATATGCAAGGCCAGTTTCCTACTGGTTCTATTGATAAAGACTCTCCTTGGCGTGTTAAAGCATTTTTCTTCCCTATTAATATGACGCCGTTCGAAGCTGAAAAATTATTAGAACAAGAATCACCTAACGCTGAATTTAGATATATTAATCCTCGTGATAAAAGTATGGGACTCGCGATTCGTGATGAGTCTACTAACGGCAGGTTCGTACCTTTACGTCCTCAGTTTGGTTTAGAAGCTGGAACAGAAGGATTAATTACAGGATTAGGGCAAGAGATGGGTGCTCTAGTTACTGAAGCTGTCGGATTAAAAGGTTTAGGTAAATTAATTGGTGAAGGTGTTGAACAAACAACGCTTAGTCGTAAAGCCGGTCGTGGAGCAGGTACAGTTGCACTTGCTGGTTTTTCCGCAGGTATGGGAAGATTTGCACAATTAGCTTACGGTAATGCCCAAGGTATTAATGATATTTCAATAGAACGAGCTTTCGAAGATGCAGGGTTAGCGGCTGTTTTAGGTATGGCTGGTGCAGCTACTGTTGGCGCAGCAATGGCAACAGTAGGCCAGGTTTGGAAAACTATAACAGGCTCAAATATCCCGCAGCCAGTAATAGATAGATTACAAGCGTCTATCGCTAAAATTAAAACGAAAGGAACTGGCGAAGAATTTACGTCTGAAGAATTAGCAGAAAGAACCCGACAAGCCGCTCTTGCAGTAGGAGATTCAGTAGCAGAGTATCGCCCAACAGCAGGGGAACTTACTCAAGACGATTTTTTAAAATCATTAGAGATAGAATTATTTTCACAGCTATCTACTACTGCTAAAGGCAGACAAGCCTACGAAGACATCGTTAATAATAACGCCAATGCTACATTTAATTTTTGGCAAGAACTTACTGAAAACGCTCCTGAACTAAAAGGTATTTCATATACAGATTTTCGTGAGTTTTTAAAGAAACAACAAGACGATTACGCAGCACAGGCTGCGGAAGCTGCGAAGCTCAAGATCCGCGATATCGAAGAAGGGGCAAAACTAGACGAAGTTTTACCTGAGCAATCGCCAGAACAAATGCTTACGATCGATGAGCTAGGTTCTACGTTTACGAGAGACCAAGAATCAGGAAGTTTAATTTTTAAACGTAACAGTCCTGAATTTTTAGCTCAGTCCGACGAAGCGTATAACACTGCAAAAGATTCAGTAGCTAGGGAAATAGATGCTTTATCAGGTCTTAAATACGATCGTAAAACTGATTCAGCGACGCAAATAATCCCAGCTTTCCGCGAAGCGTTTAACGCTGGCGAAGATAAAGACGCGATTATGCGTACTTTAGGCGAAGTTGAAGCGTCGGATGTAATTAAAAGTATGATCCCGATGCGGGACGGGATCAGTATTCTCAAACAGTTACTTGGCGTAACTGTCGATGACCAAGGTAAGTTTTTAAAGCAAGCTGATTTAGATTTCGGGCAGTTAGCGGGAATGCAAAACGCATTAAACAGCTTGTTTATGGAAAGCTCTGACCGAGGGGTTAGAGAAGTAGCTATGAAATTGCGCGATGCGGTAGAAGCGCAAATAGATGATTTAATTACTTTCCAAGCGCGTAAACAATTAGCAGCTGAGGGGGTCGAAGCTCCTACTGCTAAAGTGCTTGGAGAAAAAGTCCAGGAAATAGCTGGCCCATTAATTGAAGCTCAAGCTGGGTTACGTCAAGCTAATCAAGCTATTGAACGAAGATTTATTCGTGAATTAGTAGATAAAGAACCTTCGGAAATAGCCGACTTCGTTTTATCTTCTAGCCCTAAGCAGATTACTCAGTTGTTAGATCAGATCTATCAGCTACCTGATTCTATCGTCCGTATGCAAAACTTGCGTCAGTTAGTTGTCGAGAATATGCGCAAGTCTATGGGCAGCTTACCGTTAGCAGAACAAAATAAAGCCTATGCTAAATTTTTAGAAAAGAATTCTGATCAATTAAAAGCGTTATTTCCTGAAGCTCAGTTTTTAAAGCTAACTAATTTTCAAGAAGTTCAAGAGCAAGCTCTAAAAGATACTGCTGAAGCAGCTGAAGAATTAGCGGAATTAGAAA